TTTTGGATTATTTTCTAATATTAATGATCCGGTAAATCCTCCTAGCAGAGTAGGATTATTTTATTTTACGGATACAAACTTTTATGTTTCCTTACAGTAATATTTATTATTAAAAGGAAACTTTAATGGCAGCTGGAAAATATTCCTTTGTAATTGAACAAGGGTCGACATTAAATTTTGAAATACAATATAAAGATTCTACAGGAACTCCTATTGACTTAACTGGATATTCCGGTAAAATGCAAATTCGATCGGATTATGCAGATAATAATCCAACAACGTATATCACCCTATCAAGCTCATTAGCTGCTGATGGCACTGGATTAAATTTTAGTGGATCTAATGGAAGTACGCCTTTATCATCAGGATCAATAGCAATTGTTATATCAGCAACATCTAGTTCATTATTTACTTTTAATACTGCTAAATATGATTTAGAATTAACGTACGGAAGTTCGGTTACGCGTATACTTGAAGGAAATATTAAATTAAGTAAAGAGGTAACAAGATGAGTAATACAGTAACCGTAAATAAAAATGTTACTAATGTAGTTACAGTAACTGCTCAAGGACCTCAAGGTATTCAAGGTATACAAGGTCCAATCGGTAACACGCCCGTATTCGATTCAGGGTCATATACTACAACATCATCTTTTAATACATTTACAAGTTCATATCAAACGGATAGTTCTTCTTTTAATACTAGAATAAGTAGTTTAACATCAGCTACAAGTTCTTATGTACAAAATTCACAAACGTCGTCATTTGCAACTACAGGATTAAATACATTTATAGGAGATCAAACTATAACCGGCTCTGTAAATATATCTGGTTCATTAAATGCTAATGCTCAAGTATATGAAGTTTCGTTTTTAGAAAGAACTAGTTCTGCATATACTGTTGGAGATAATACGATTGAATTAGATCAAGATCTTATACCGAATCTGAATTATACTAGAAATACAAATACTATAACTGTAAATAGTGACGGGATATATAAAATATACGCTCAGTGTAATATCGAAGTTTCTTCGGGGTTGTCAGGTGACGCAGAACTTGTTATGTTTATAAACGGGAATCCATATAAAACATATTATATAAAAAATATTAAATCTGATGTAAGTATGTATACTTTTTCTTGCGTAGCTAATTTACATACAACAGATACTATTGAATTTCATATTAATTCAAATACGCAACCGTTTTACTTATACAAATTTTCAAGATTATCTACCAGCGTAGTATGTTCATATATGACTATTGAAAAGCTTAATTAATATCATATTCAAGATATTTATTATTAAAAGGACTACTAATGTCTATCTCTGTACCTATTTGGCCCGGTTCATCATCATTTTATCCAGGAGATACGCCTTTTGGATTTTATGATAATGACTTACAATTTCAATCAACTGCTGATCAAGTAGCAAATTGGTGTGCAACGCGTTTAGGATATCCTATAATGGATGTAGAACTTCAGTCAATTCATTTTTATACATGTTTTGAAGAAGCAGTAACTGAATATTCTAACCAAGTAAATCAATTTAATATTCGCGATAACATGTTTCTTTTGCAAGGAGCATCTACATCTACTACTTTAACGGGTAGAGCAATTCAGCCTACATTAGGTAGATTAATAGGTATATCTAAAGGATATGGGACGGAAGCAGGTTATGGCGGAGAAATAGCATATAAATCTGCATCATTATCAATTAAAGCAAATCAACAAACATACGATTTATCTCAATTATCTTTAGAAGTAACGAATGATGCATCAAAGCATTTAGAAATTAAAAAAGTATTCCATTATACACCACCCGCACTCGTTAGATATTTTGATCCATTCGCGGGTACAGGTGCCGGATCACAACAATTATTAGAAACGTTTGGTTGGGGTAATTATTCTCCGGCAGTATCGTTTGTATTAATGCCTTTATATCATGATTTATTAAGATTACAAGCTATTGAATTTAATGATATGATTCGTAGATCCGGATATAGTTTTGAATTAACTGGTACGCGATTTAAAATATTTCCTATACCGCCATACGATTTTACATTATGGATGCAATATATAACTACAGAAGATAGAGATGCATTATTATTTGCTAATCCTACGGGGTCTATATCTGATTTTAGTAATGCACCTTATAATAAATTTGATTATGCAAATATTAATGATCCGGGAAAACAATGGATTAATAAATATACTTTAGCACTTGCTAAGGAAGTATTAGGAAATATACGCAATAAGTATTCATCAGTTCCTATTCCTAATGCAGAAGTAACATTAAACGGCGATTCTTTAGTATCAGAAGGTAAAGCAGAACAAGAAGCATTAATAACTCAATTACGAGAAAATTTAGAAGCTACGTCACGTACAACCCAAATGGAACGTTTAAATAATGAAGCTAATTATTTACAAGAGCAATTAAATAAAATTCCATTAACAATTTATATAGGATAATATGGCTTTATTTGGCGGTGCTCGTGATATGGATGTATTTAAAAAATTTAACAAAGAAGTTGTTAAAAAGGTAATAGATACTGAAATATTGTATTATAAATTAAATGTAGGAGATACAAAAACTAATTTGTATGAAGAATCGCGAAATAAAGTATATTTTCCTCCTGTATTAGTGCATGCGTTATTATCAAAAGAAGATCAAGAATGGTCTGTAGAAGATTATGGTCCTAACGTTACGCAAACTTTTAATATTGCATTTTTACGCGACATTTTAGTTGAATTAGATTTAGTACCGGAAGTGGGCGATATTGTAGAACATAATGCTTCGTTTTATGAAATTGATACTGTAGTTCAAAACCAAAGATTTATGGGTAAAGATCCTGACTTATGGTTTGGAGGAAATTCTCATGGTTATAATATATCGATTCTTTGTACGGGTCATTTAACTCGTATATCTAATCTTAATATTATGAATACGCGTTTCGGGGATACTAACAGTTCTCAAAATGATACTATATTACCGAGGAACATATAATGGGAAAGCCAAAACAAGATAAAACGGAAAGTACGTTTTCTAAAAACGATAAAAGCGTTAATAGAGAATATAGTACACGTAGAGATAATGATAAAGTACGTAAAATATCAGTTACTACGTACGACATTGATCATGCTATAAAATGGCACATTCAAAATGTTATTCGGCCCATAATTAACGAAGATGGTAATATGATAACCGTTCCTGTAATGTTTAGTACAGGAGAAAAATGGGCGTCTGCTCAACGTAATGGATTTTTACGAGATAAAAATGGAATGCTATTAACTCCATTAATTATGATACGTAGAACGGGTATGGATCCTAGAACGGATTTAGAAAATAACAACGTATTGCGTGGTATATCTTATAATACCGGTAATAAAATGTTATTTGAAAAAAGATATACGGCAGCTAATAGATATGATAGATTTTCAGTATATAATAAAATAACTCCTTTACGAGAATTTTATGCGGTAGATTTTCCAAAGTTCGTTTCAGTAAATTATGATTTATTGATATGGACAAATGGAATGGAACAATTAAATGACGTATGTGAACAATTTATTTATTATGATGGAAAAGCATGGGGTGATGCATTTAAATTTATTACGTATACTGATACTCCTGGATTTGATGTTGTAAATGATATAGGTTCTGATAGATTAGTAAGAGCCGCATTTTCGTTAAGAACTCAAGCTCATTTAATTCCTGATAGAACAGGTAATGATTCTGGTTTAGAAAAATTCTATGGCGTTACCAAAACTATGATAGCTACAGAAACAGAAGTAAACCCAGAAGAATTAAATGAAACGTTCGCCGAACGTCAGGCTCGAGTTCTTCAAATGATATCTAATGCAAGTAATAACGACCCCACTATCCAAACGGCCAATACGGATATTAATAGAAATCAAATACCTCCAGTAACTGGTGCACCTAATGACCCCACACCGCCTATAGCATCACCGGGGTCGGATTCATTACAATGGCCTAGACCAGATTCATTAATTTAATTAATATATTTATATAAAAAACGTTATGGAACAAAAACAATTAACACCAGAAGAATTAGCAAACGTAACTACTTTAGCTAATAGTTTAACTGAAATTGCATCTAAATTTGGACAAATTAAAATTGAAAAACTTAATTTAATTACGCAGTTAAATGCAGTAGATCAATTAGAACAAGATTTAGATAAACAGTATTTAGAGTTAAAAGAAAAAGAATATACTTTATCAAAAGAGCTTTCCGAAAAATATGGGGAAGGTACATTAAATTTAGAAACAGGTACCATTTCCTAATATTTTGATGTTTATAAAGTATATTTATATATAGTTTATAATCTTAATTTAGGAGAACAATGGCAGAAAAAATCATAAGTCCTGGCGTATTTACGAATGAAAAAGATCTTTCGTTTTTACCTGCAGGCATCGCACAAATAGGTGGTGCATTTATAGGACCGGCAACCAAAGGACCGGCGTATGTACCCACAGCAGTAAATTCGTTTACTGACTTCCAAACTATATTTGGTAAAACAAATTCAAATTATTATATGCCGTACGCTGTTAAAGAATATGTAACCAACGGCGGACGTGCGACGGTTGTACGTGTAATGAATTCTGACGGGTATTCATTAACAAATGGTATTGTAGGCGTATATGCAAATGACGGTGGTATTAATACATTGTTATTTGCACTTCATCCCACGCAAAAAGTAACAGGGTCTGCAGATTATAACGGAGCAAATAACGTATTTGACACATCAGCTACAACTACCGTATTAACTCAAGATTCATTAGGATTAAAATTAGCAGGTGCTGTAGGAGCTAATTCCGTATATACTGCTAGTTTAAATTCAACGTCAAATAATTTTATTACTAAAGTATTTCCGCAAAATCCTACTACGACTGACGAGTACGGATATTTGTATATGAATTTTCCAGTAACTGCATCAGCTGCATCTGGAACTGCTACTGCTACATCATTTACAACTATTGTAGGTGGTATAACGTTTAGCGGTGATCGATCAAGTACACAATCCGGTGCGGGTCATACTTATGCATCTACCCCTTGGATTATTTCTCAAACTACAAATAATACGAATTACGAATTATTTAAGTTTCATACAATATCTGAAGGCTCTAATGCTAACTATGAAGTTAAGGTAGCAATATCTACAATCAGACCGGCAGGTACAGTACCAGGTACGGAATATGGAGACTTTACAGTAACAGTTCGTGGTGTAGATCAATCATTAATTTTAGGATCTCCGTTTGATTTTATTGATTCTGACGTAAGACCAAATATTCTTGAAACGTTTACTCAATGTAATTTAGATCCGACATCTAAAAATTATATTGGTAAGAAAATAGGTGACAGATACGAGTATTATGATACGGCTAATTTACGTACGGTAGTAACGGGCGATTATCCAAATAAGTCAAAATATATTCGTGTTGAAATTGATAATAGAGTTAAAGATGGGGCATATCCAACCGTATTAGTACCGTTTGGGCATTCTGCATTAATGAATACATTATCTAGTTCATTTTATCCTAACGGCACGGAGTTTCCGGTAGCAAGATTCCAAACTAATCAAACAGATTCAAATGGAGTTTATAACAAGAAAATACATTATGGATTTAAATATGATTTTGCTACGACGGATAATTTAAATTATTTAAAACCAGTTCCTAACGGAGCTACGACAGGATCAAATGCTAAATTCTTATTATCGAATTATAATCAAGATTCTTCATTCTCGTATACCGGATCGATTGGATTAACGACCGCAACGTCTGTTGAAACTCGTAAATTTATAGTTCCATTCCAATTCGGATTTGACGGTATATATCCTAGTAAAGTAATATCTACAGGAGCCGATATTACCTCTACAAATTCTCAAGGATATGATTTTTCTAGTACTTCAACTAACGGATATGTACAATATAAAAGAGCAATCGATGCCGTATCCAGTGCAACCACAGTAGATATTAATTTATTAGTAATACCGGGAGTTATTTATCAATATCATCCTGCAATGGTTTCTTATGCAGAGCAAATTGCTCAAGACAGAGGTGATACATTCTTTGTATTCGATGCAGTTGGGTTAGAATCTACCGTACAAAATGCAGTAGATCAAATTGCTGATTGGGATTCAAATTATGCCGCTACTTATTATCCATGGGTTAAGATAACCGATGCTAATACCACTCGTCCATTATGGGTTCCGCCTAGCGTTATTATTCCAGGCGTACTTGCATTTAATGATAAAGTAGGAGAGCAGTGGTTCGCTCCTGCAGGCCTTAACAGAGGTGGTTTAGCAGTTAATGACGCTTATGTACGTTTAAATAGAACAGATATCGATACTTTATATGATGGTCGAGTTAATCCTATTGCAACTATTCCGAATATCGGATTTGCAGTATGGGGTCAAAAGACACTTCAAGCTAAACCTAGTGCATTAGATCGTATCAATGTACGTAGATTGCTTATCGCACTTAAGAAGTTTATTGCTTCTGCATCTCAATATCTTGTATTCGAACAAAATACTTCTGCAACCAGAAATAGATTCTTGAATATTGTAAATCCTTATATGGAATCAGTTCAGCAGAGACAAGGTATTTATGCATTTAAAGTTGTAATGGATGATACAAATAATACACCGGATCTTATTGATCGTAATATTATGTATGGTCAAATTTATTTGCAACCTACTCGTACGGCAGAATTTATCATTATTGATTTCAATATTCTACCTACCGGTGCGACATTCGGTGCATAATATTAAATTTAATTTACAAAAGGGGCTTCGGCCCCTTTTTTTTGTGTCGTAACAACATAATTATATATAAAATCTTAATTTAGGAGAACAATGGCAGAAAAAATAGTTAGCCCGGGTGTATTTACGAATGAAAAGGACTTATCATTCCTTCCCGCGGGCGTCGCTCAAATAGGTGGAGCGTTTGTAGGTGCCGCAACAAAAGGACCTGCTTTCGTACCCACTGCACTTAATTCATTTACGGAATTCGAAACGATATTCGGAAAAACCAATGCAAATTATTATATGCCTTATGCGGTTAAAGAATATGTAACTAACGGTGGTAGAGCTACTGTAGTACGTATTATGCCGTCAGAAGGTTATGCACTTAATACAGGCTTAGTAGCAGTATATGCATCAGGATCGGCTAAGGTACGGGCTTCTGTATCTAATAGTTTAGCTGCTACGGGATTATATACTAATGCAGAAGCACTGCAATACGGAGCTTCTAGTCAATTATTGTTTACGTTACATCCAACTAAAAAACAAACGAATTCAGGATTTTATACTATATCAAATCCAACGAAGTTTTTTAATGATGATAATAGTTCATATACAGTTAACGTAGCAGCAGATTTCTCTTCATCGATTACATTATCGATATCAGGATCAGGATCTACTAATTCCTCATATACGATTAACGGATTACTTCGTACCGATAATAATTACTTTACTAAAGTATTTGGTACGACTCCGATGACATCTACCGATCCTGTATATTTGTATAATACGTTTCAGTATACATATGGCGGCACTGCGTCTAACGGGATATCAAGTTTATATTCGGGATCTGCAGGGCTTAATTCATTATTTGTTTCACTACCTACTGCATCGGTAGCAGGTACAGTATCTGCATCTATCGTATTTTCCGGCGATAGAAGAACGGGTGCTTCGGGACAATATCATACTTATGCATCTACCCCTTGGATTATTTCTCAAACAGTTAATGGGGTTAATAATAAATTATTTAAATTTCATACATTGTCAGAAGGTTCTAATGCTAACTATGAAGTTAAAGTAGGTATTTCAAATATTCGCGCTGCCGGCACAGTACCGGGAACAGAATACGGAGACTTTACAGTTGTAGTAAGAGCTGTTGATCAATCATTAATTCCTGGATCGCCATTTACGACGATTGATTCTGACGTAAGACCTACTATTCTTGAAACATTTACTCAATGTAATTTAGATCCTACCTCTAAAAATTATATTGGTAAGAAAATAGGTGACAGATACCGTTATTTTGATACTGATAATTTAAGAGCCGTAGTTACTGGTGATTATGACAATAAATCAAAATATATTCGCGTTGAAGTAGATACGAAAGTATCGCGCGGTTCATATTCAACCGCGCTTGTTCCATTTGGCTTTGAATCGTTATATGCTACATTACCGCTTCATTTGTATTCAGGGTCTACGCTCGATATTAATGGTAATACGCAAATATTGGTTAATGCATTTCCTATTGCTAAATATAAATCTAATCAATTAGATTCAAATGGAGTTTATAACAAGAAAGTTTATTTCGGATTTGATTATGATTTTAGTACTAATGATAATTTAAATTATTTAAAACCAGTTCCTAACGATGCTACAACCGGAATTAATAAAAACTTTTTATTATCAAATTATACGCAAAATGCATCAGCAGGAGCAGAAATAGCTATCGGCTTAACTTCTGCAACAAATATCGAGTCGCGTAAATTTATAGTTCCATTCCAATTCGGATTTGATGGTTCATATCCAAATAAAGAACTTTTAACTGGTGCGAATATAACTGCTACAAATACTCAAGGATTTAATGTAAATACTTCTACATCGGACGGATATTTAGCATTTAAATATGGTATTGATGCAGTAGGTTCTGCAACGAGCGTGGATATTAATTTGCTCGTGTGCCCTGGATTAGTTTATTTATTACATCCGGCTATTGTTTCTTATGCAGAACAAGTGGCACAAGACAGAGGTGATACATTCTTTATATTTGACGCTACGGGATTAGAAGCGACCGCTCAAGCTACGGTAGATGCTATTCAGGATTGGGATTCAAATTACGCTGCTACTTATTATCCTTGGGTTAAAATTATAGATGCAAATACAACCAAACCACTTTGGGTACCGCCTTCAGTAGTTATGCCGGGAGTATTAGCTTATAATGATAAGGTAGGTGAACAATGGTTCGCTCCTGCAGGTTTAAATCGTGGTACATTACCAAATGTAGTAGATGCATATTCAAGATTATCAAGAACAGAAATTGATACTTTATATGATGGTCGAGTTAATCCTATCGCTACATTACCTGGTCAAGGTATTACGGTATGGGGTCAGAAAACATTGCAAGCTAAACCTTCAGCATTAGATAGAATTAACGTTCGCCGTTTATTAATCGCGCTTAAGAAGTTTATTGCATCAGCTACCCAGTATTTAGTATTTGAGCAAAATACATCAGCAACTCGTAACAGATTCTTAAATATCGTTAACCCATATATGGAATCAGTTCAACAAAGAAGCGGTGTATATGCTTTCAAAGTAGTAATGGATGACACTAATAATACGCCTGATTTAATTGACAGAAATATTATGTATGGTCAGATTTATTTACAGCCGACCAGAACTGCAGAATTCATTATTATTGATTTCAATATTTTACCAACCGGAGCAACATTTGGTGCTTAATTTTTAGATTTTTAATTGATTGGGGAAGGGGAGCGAAAGTTCCCCTTTCTTTTTGTATCATCAACATATTTATATAAAAGGAATTTTAAATGGCGAGTGAAGCTCAAGTAATATTAGATAGAATAAAGAAGCTTACCAGAGTATTGCAGAAAACAGAAATGTTTTCTACAGACCCCGTTGCCCAGAAATTAAACGCTAAATTTACGGGGTTACTTGGAAAGCTTTCTTCTTATGTAAATCAAAATACTGCTGAACCTACTCCACAAGCTACCGAACCTAAAGTAGATGCTCAAAGTCCTACAAGACCTCAAGCACCGCAAGGTCAGAAAGTTCCTGCTCGTTCTGAATCTGTACAGGAAACTAAATTAAGAGAATATATAAGAAACTTAATTATAAATGAATTGACAGACGCAGAAAAAGAAGAAAAGAAAGCAGATCTAGAAAATCAAGTATCGGATTTACAAGGTCAAGTCGCTAAATTGAAATCTGATGTTGCAAAAAAATCAGAACCATTACAAAAAAAGATTGCAGATCTTCAAAAAGAAAAAGAAAAAGTATCTAAAATGGCTACGAAATAAATTTTTTTGTAACCAAACGAATATTTATATTAAATTAAAAAGTACCTATTTGGGTATTTAATAAAAGGAAATAAAATGGCAGAATTAATTGACCCTACAGAAATAATGTTTACAGCATTTGAACCAAAAGTAGCCAACAGGTTCATTATGTATATCGAAGGTATCCCTGCATACCTAGTTAAAGCTTCAGGCCGTCCAAGTATTACATTTGGCGATGTAGTATTAGATCATATTAACGTTGAAAGAAAACTTAAAGGAAAAGGTCGTTGGGATGACGTTACCGTTACTCTTTATGATCCTATCGTTCCTTCCGGTGCACAGGCAGTAATGGAGTGGGTTCGTTTATCTCACGAATCAGTTACCGGTCGCGATGGTTACTCTGACTTTTATAAGAAAGATATTACCTTTAACGTATTAGGACCTGTAGGTGATAAGGTTGAAGAGTGGACTTTAAAAGGTGCTTATATCGGTGCTGCGCAGTTCGGTGATTTTGATTGGGCTACGGAAGATGCGATTAACATCAGTTTAACTATTAAATACGATTACGCTATCTTACAATTCTAATAGTAAGTAATCATAAAAATATAAATGTAAAAGACTCCTTTAAATTAGGAGTTTTTTACTATCCGTATATTTATATTAAATAAACCAATTAAAAAAAGAGAAAACGTTATGGCATTAGTTGATGACAATTATCCTAAAAAATCTCCGGCAGAAGAAATGTCGGACGCAGCCCTTAAGGCAGCAGCCCTACAAAATTTCAAACAAGAAGAAGTAAAGAAATATAATTTTCCAACGGAAATTGTAGATCTTCCTACTAAAGGATTATTATATCCAAAAGATAATCCATTGGCTTCTGGGCAAGTTGAAATGAAGTATATGACTGCAAGAGAAGAAGATATTCTTACTTCTGCAAATCTTATTAAACAAGGAGTAGTATTAGATAAACTATTTCAAAGTATGATTGTATCTAAAATTAATTACGACGACTTGCTTGTATGTGATAAAAATGCAATTATGCTCGCAGCTCGTATTTTAGGATACGGTAAAGAGTATGCAGTTGAGGTTCAAGATCCTTTTTCTGACAATAAGCAAAAGGTAGTTATTGACTTAACTACAATTGAGCCAAAAGAATATGATTATGAGTCTATCGCCAATGGACAAAATGAATTTACGTTCGTCTTACCGGCTTCTAAAAGAACAATTACGTTCAGGTTGCTCACCCATGGATTAGAGAAAAAGATTAAGGATGATCTTAAGGGATATGCAAAATTAACAAAGAATACTGGTATCGATAAAGAACTTACCACTAGATTGAAAAACTTAATTACTTCAGTTGATGGTAAATCTGATACGACTACTATTAATAATTTTGTCGATAATGAACTTCTCGCAATGGATTCAAGAGCATTACGTGATCAGATTAAAAAAGTCACTCCAGATTTAGATATGACATTTGTATTTACCTCGGAAACAACCGGCGAAACCAAGGTAATGGATATGCCGATGGACGTGAGCTTTTTTTGGCCCAACTCCTGAGTATCGCCCGTATCTCCACTCGGAGATATTTAACCTTGTATATCATGGTAAGGGAGGATTCACTTGGGAGTGTGTCTACGAAATGCCAATCTTCTTACGAAGATTCTATATTAAGAAAATAAACGAAACTATTGAAGCTCAAAATAAAGCGCAACAAGAAGCAAGTAAAAAATCTAATAAACGTACAGTAGATAAGCCTTCTATTGCGCCTAGAAGATCTTAAAAATTACTAAAGAATGCTCGACCTTGATATTTATATTAAAGTCGGGCATTCATCATGAATAAACAAGAAAACTTAAGAAACCTTATACGCGAAGAAGTTCGTAAAGAGCTTATAAAAGAAAGTAAGTTCGTAGATCTTATTATAAAATTATTTTTTAAAGGCAAAATTAAAAAAGCTGTTGAAGATTTAAAAAACGATCCGGATATTAAAGATAAATTTAGATCTTTAGAATATGCTTTGGAAGATTTAAAACAGGCTACGGATCGTAAAAATGAATTACGTAATAGTCCTGAATATATAGAATTATTTAAACGATACGGTAGAAAAGATGCATTTGGTCAAAAATATGGGCCAAAAGCAAAGGATAAATAATAAATGGCAAAACAGCAAGATCCGAAGAAAAAAGCTGAGGAGCTAAAAGATTCTTTTGAAGATTTATCTTTATCTATAAAAGATTTAGGTAAAGAATTATCAAAAATCTTTGAAACTAAAAAACTCGATAATTTTGTTAAATCCTTAACAGCCGGGTTCGAAGACACTATTGACTATTCAGATCAAATTCAAGATAAAATAGTTGATATGGGTAAGTCAGTTACTACATTAACTAAAGAATTTGGATCATTACGTGGAGAATTAAATAGCTTTTCAAAAGATATATCGAATATAAAAATACCTACTCTTAAAATTGAATCTAATATTAATGTAGAAGATATTGAATTACCGTCCGTAGAAAATATTAATGCAACCGTTAAATTTAATGTAGATCAACTTAAACTTCCTAAAATCGAAGATATCAATGCAAATGTTAAATTTAATGTTCAACCAATAGATATTCCTAAAATTGAAGATATCAATGCAAATGTTAAATTTAATGTTCAAGACATTGAATTGCCCGAATTTAATAACGTATTAATTAATGCTAAATTAAATAAATTAGATTTATCAGAATTAGATAAAATGCCTATTTTGGAATTAATGGCAGAAATAGATTTAGTTGATACTTCTTTATTAGATAAAACAATTGATAGGTATAATCCAATTATTTTATCTTCTATTATAGATACGCCAGATACTTCTTTATTAAGTAATATAGCTAAAAATACTCCTGTTATACAATTGCAAACAGAAGTAACTGCATCTAATGCAACGGATCAATTACAAGAGCAAGTTACTGAAACGGATAATATAACAGAAAATATAAATTTATCGACTAAATCCGCTGATAAAATGCAAAAGCGGTACGAAGAAATTTTAAAGAAAATAAAACAAGGCGGCGATAATGTTAAGCTAACTAATTCAGAAATGAAGTTTTTAGTTTCGTATGGAGAAGATGCGGCTGCCGCTATGAGAAAAGTAGCTACAGAATCTTTAAAAGATTTTGATTCTAAAAAAGAATTATCAAATATATCAAAACAATTAATATCATATGATAGCGCACGTATTGCAAATTCAGGATTAATTAAAAACGGCTTAATCGATCAAATTGATAAAACAAAGTTTTTAGAAAATGTTAGTAATAGTTTAATTGATACTGAAACTAATTTAAATACAGTAAAAGATTTGAGCGCTAAAGAAGAAGAGCGTATTAATGCTCTTAAAGCTGCGGGTATTCAGACTACATCAAAATCATTACCGATATTAAATGAAATAAATAAATTAACAAATCAATCAGGTAATGCATATGAAGATATTGCTAAATCAATGATTGATGTAGAATCTAGTGCAAGTAAATTAGGAACTGCAGAATATAGAAATATAGATCTTTCTAGTGAAATATTTGAAACTAAAGACCGTATAAGAAAATTAGAATTACAGCGACAGGCAGTATTAGATGATTCTAATGGTATTGTAGGAGAAGAACGAGCGGCATTATTATTAGTATTAGATACCCAACAAGCAATAGTCACCGAACAGCTTAAACAATTCGAAGCGGTTCAAAAAACTGGCGACGCTTATGACGCGATTCAAAGTAAAGCACAGGGAATGGCAGATGTATTGTCGCAACCCGTTGATAAGTTATTCGGTATAGTACCGGATAATATATCAAAAATGCTCGGATTAGATAAAATACAATCAGAATTAAAAGATAAATTATTTAAATCTATAACAGATGGATTTATGTCAGCTGGAGGCGGCGTTACGGGATTTTTCTCTGCAGCTGCATCAGGAGCCGCTACGTTAATGACATCATTACTACCTATCCTTCCAATATTGTTAGCAATAGCAGGAGTGGTAGGATTAGTAAAATTATTTTTAGATGCCGATGCCGCTGTTGGAGAATTAGCTAAAAATTTAAATTTATCTTATCAAGAAGCTACTAAAGTATATAGCACTGCAAATGATATAGCGGGAGAATTAGGTCAATTCGGAGTATCAACTTCTGACGTAACTAAACAAATGGTTGAGTTACAAAAAGTAATGGGTGTTAATTTAGGAACCTTATCTACCACTAATGCAAAAGCTAAAGAATTTTTAGAGACTAGTACGTTATTATCTAAACGTTATGGAACTACGGCAGAAGAAAATGCTCAATTAAATTCAGCGGCTGCAATAACGGGTACTACAATGGATAAAATGGCTCTTACAGTAGAAGCCATGAGTAAAGACGGTTTAGTTCCTGCGGGTGAATTAATGAAAGATATAGGTAAGGTATCTAAAGGCGTTTTATTTAATTTTAAAGGTAATGTAGTAGCTTTAGCTAAAGCAGTTAAGCAAGCTAAATTAATGGGTACTACATTAGATAAAATGAATGCAGTAGGTGAAAACCTAATGAATATAGAATCGCAAATCGCAGCACAAAATAAAGCTCGTATTATGTTAGGTAAAAACATTAATATGGACGCTGCTCGTTATTTCTATATGACAGGCCAAACGGAAAAAATGATGGACGCTATGGTTCAGCAAATGGGGTCTGCCGCAGAATACGAAAAATTAGGGCCATATCAAAGAAAGCTTTATGCAGAAGCAATGGGAATGGGCGTTGATCAGTTAGATGAAATGATGGCTAAGCAGAAAGAGTTAGAAACGATAGGATTATCTCAAACCGAATTACAGGAGATGTTAAATGCATCTACTAAAGAAGGTTTTGATATGGAAAAAGCATTATCTAAAGTATCTGCAGGTAAAGCTCGAGACATGTTAAAAGAAAAACTTTTAAACGAGCAAAATTTAAGTACGCAAGAAAAACTAGCAGCAGTTGCAAATAAATTTAAAACTGCATTATTTAAAGCTATCGAGCCTTTATTACCTGCAATCGAATCTTTCGTAAATTCTTTATTAGAATCAGACGGCCCTGTACAAGGCATATTATCAACTTTTAAATCAATAGGTTCTATATTAGGCACTGTAATGGAAATATCCATGAATATCTTAAGAGGTGCATGGTATCCTATAGGAGTTACTATCGATGTTATATCGTATGTATTCGATAAAATAAGTAAAGTAATAAAATTTATAAAAGAAGATATTTTTGGTATAAAAGATGCAACGGGCGACGCCGGAGAAGCCGCTAAAGAAACCGGTAAATCAATGGAAATTATTAAGTACGTTGCTCTTGCAATTGGAAATATAATTGGAGGTTGGTTTATTTTAAAAACATTGAGTAAGGCAAAAGAAGGACTATCTTCAATGTACGATAGTGCAAAAGGTATAGGGTCTTCTTTAAAGGATGGATTTAAAAGTTTAAAAGAAGGTAAATTACCTTCCTTTGGTAAAAAGAAGGGCGGGGTTGAAGATTTAGCTGATAAAAAAATTGATACACCTGAAGTAGATACAAAAGGTGCTGATAAAACATTAAAAAATACTACTTCCTTTGCTGATCGTTTAAAATCTGCATTTAAGTCTATTAACGATACTTTAAAAGCAATATTTAAAGGAATCGGTGATATGCTTAAAAATATTTTTAACTTTGTTAAAGATACTGTTAAAACGATATTAGATTTTATTAAGAATGTAATGAAAGACATTTTTAAAACAATTAAAGATGTTGCAAAAGAATTAACTTCTACATTACAATCTTTAATGCAAAATATCGGAGATTTATTAAATACAGCGATAGATGTAATTAAAGGCGTTGGTACTAATTTAATAGGAGCGGTTGGTGAATTATTAGGTGCCGTAATTGAAGTAATAAATACTCAAGGCACTGCATTGGTAAATGCATTAGGAAATGTAGGAAATGCATTAGCTGAAAATGTAATGAAAGTCGTTAATACTTTATTAGACGGCCTAGGCCAAGCGGCTAGTAAATTACCAGGTATAATGAATAGTTTAGGTCAAGCAATAGGATCGTTCTTTGCGGGCCTATCTACCGGATTAGTTACTTTCGCTCAGGCAATGGCTACACCGACTCCATTCTTTGGTATGCCGGTAGGTTTAATTCTTCTAGGTATGGCAATGGGCATTGCAGCTGCGTTACGTATTGCCGCTCCGGGAATAGCTGCATTAGGTATAATGTTTGAAGGATTAGGTAAAGGTATAGGGGCAGTAGCACCGGCAATTGAAGCTGCGGGTACTGCAATATCTAGTATATTAAACGGCATCGGTGAAGTTATCGAATCAGTAGGTAAAGCAATATCTACAGTTATAACTGCAATTGCAGATTCTATTGTTAAATTTAGCGACGTAGATGCAGGAAATATAGCTGCGGTAGGATTATCATTAGGCGCATTAGGAGCTGGCTTATTAGCACTTACTGCCGGAGAAGTGGTTAATGGTATAGCGTCGTTCTTTGGGGCTAGCCCTATTGACACATTAAAAGAGTTAGAAACTATCGATGGTAATAAAATGAAAACTACCGCCGATGGTTTAAAATCTATGTCAACTGCATTATCTAATTTCGGTAATGTAGATACAGAGCCTATAACAAAATCTGCAGACGCATTAAATAAATTTAATGATCAAGTTATTAAAGGTGGTTTAGCGGATGCTTTAAATAGTTTCTTGGGTTCAGACCCATTTGCAGTATTCAATCAATTAGCGGCAATTGATACCGCTAAAATAGATACTGTAGCTACTTCTATTGCTCTTGCCGGAACAAGTATTGAAACGTTCAATCAAAAAATGTCTGCATTGGATGATAGCGTTGCTGATAAGGGTGATATTATTGCTACTTTATTAAATGATATTGCAGACATAGAACATGATGAAATTGATGCGTTGGCATCTGCTATCGATAATTTATCTAAGTCATATGATAATTTAATGGCATCAATGAAAAAAATAACTGATGATGATATCGCTCGTATGCAGCAAATTGCGTCTGCAACGCCTAAAGATGTTGGTGGCGGCGGTATTACGGATGTTATAAGTGATACTTTAGGGTCGGCAATGTCCGGTGTTAAAGATTTAGCAAGTAGTGCAATTAGTTCTGTAGGAAGTTTCTTTGGATTCGGAGAAGAAGAGCCGAAACAAGAAACCCAAGTTACTCAAACGAAGCCTGCGATTACTCCTGTAATGCAACAACCCGCTACGGTTACCACTGCAGTAGTGGCTGCTTCTGAACAATCTACGGTTCCGTCTACGCAAACCGATAATAAAGGCGTTGAAGCTTTATTGAAAGAATTAATTTCTAAATTAAATCAACCAGTTCAACTTAAAATAGGCGATGGTGCTATTAGAGATATTCAAAGTGCAATTACTTTAAATAGATCTTATACTGCGAACGTAAATGGATTTAGGCCATAATTATAATATATGGGAATATTATCACTTAAATCAAATTTGGCCATTAACGGTACACCCGAAAGATATGATACTAAAGGGGTATTAGGTAATGTCGATGACCCAGGCGGTCAGCGCGTAAATTACTCTCAATTAGATATTGATAATGTTCCTGAACGATATGATACCGCCGGTAAACTAGGTAGCTTAGAAGAAAATGCATCAAATCTAGATTTTGATAGTCCATTACCGGCAAATGCAGATAATTTTACAAATACAAATGCAAATGGATTTACTATTCAAAATCCGGTAGGTGTAAGTCAATTTATAAATGATGGACAAACTTCAATATACGGAAGACCTGATATTCCTGAAAAATATGATACTGCTGGTAAATTAGGTAGCTTACCCGAAGGAGCATCTCAATTAGATTTTGATGGACCGTTACCGGGCGGCACTGATGTATTTGAAAATGATAATGCTAAAGGATTTACAATTAAAAATTCAATTGGCGTTTCACAATTTGTGGGAATACAAGGTAATACATATACAAATCCAAATGGTATAGAAATTGTAACTACTCCTGGAATAGGCGTAGATTATTTTAATAACGGCTATGCTAAAGGATTTACAATTAAAAACCCGATAAACGTTTCTCAGTTTGCAGGAATACAAGGTAATACATATACAAATCCAAACGGAAAAATAATAAATACGACCCCCGGTACGGGTGTTGATTTTATAACTAATATCCATGCTAAAGGATTTACAATTAAAAATCCTATAAACGTTTCTCAATTTACGGGTATTAGCGGTAATACGTATACGAATCCGAATGGAAAAACAATAAATACCACACCTGGAATTGGTGTTGATTTTATACCGAACGTTCACGCTAAAGGATTTACAATTAAAAATTCTTGGGGCGATTCGCAATTTAACGGAATTAACGGAACACAATTTATTAATCCATCAGGTAAAAATTTAATTAATTCTACACCAGAAGATTTCGGGGTAGATTATCTTAGTAATGAGCCGCAGAAAAATTTTATTATTCGTCAACAAAAAAATAAGTCAAATTTTACGGGTATCAGCGACGGCGGCTATGGAACTAATTATTCTTTTGTTACTCCTTTAAATAGATTGCGAGTAACTAATTGGTTTCCTAATGAAACATCTGGTGCTACGGGATTTAAAGATAGGATCGCTCCATATGAATCAGGATTTATAGGTATTAGTGCTGATAATACTAAATATCAATATCCTGATACCGTTAAAGGGGCGCGATTATTAAATGTAGCAATGGGTAGTGCGTTAGGTACTGCTAAATTAGAAAATCAATTAGGTATTGGTTCCAAAATGGGCAATACCGGTTTCTATGCAGAGAATCGTTATAGCGAAGCAGTTCGTAACGATTCAAATCAAAGTTTATTAATGTCTTGGGCATTACGTAGAAGAAGCCCGTCTCCTTTAGAACAGCAATATTCTAAATTTAAATTGCAAGACGAAGCATTTAATCCTACGTTTATGCCTCAACCGTACGTCCTACGTGGACTACAAAATCCTGATTTTTTAGGACCGCAACGATGGGGGCTTACTGCCGGACCAAATGGTCAAGCATTAGCGGGCGGAATGGCAGCTGCACTCGATGGTGGATTTATAAGAGGTGGCGCGAGTACGGCAGTAGAACGGGCTGCGATTGATACGGCTCGTATTGCTAAATTTATGGCTAGTCCAAAAGGTATTGTATGGGTTATTACTCAAATAGGATTAGGTAAATCTAACGTAAGACCATACGGTTATTTATCTACCGGGGCTGTAGCAGAATTAACAAAAAATCCTGCTATTGCAATTAATAATACACATACACATTTAGGAATAACTTCTTTATTATCAGTACCAGGTACACCATTTGGTTTACATTTTACGAGACATGGAATTCCGTTTTTAAATGAAGCTGCTGATTATTCTAACTTTCATCGAGGATTAAAGCAAGATGAATTAGATATGGGAAAATCGCTTAATAGATTAGCCCTATTAAAAAAGGATTTATTAGTAGCTCCCATTATCGAGAATGATAAAAAAGAAATAACTAGATTATCGAAAGTAGGCGGACCGCAGTCCGTGTACGGTTTAGGATTTACTACAATACGTAGAGCCGTAGATACTTCATTAAAAAATCAATTAGGCAATGCTAATGCGGATGTTAGACAAGAACTTTTCGGGCGTCGAGTAATAGTCGTCGGTGGATCGCTTATCACCGGCTCGGACATAGATTATACTCCAGATTTAACAGTAGGTAGATATTCTTTTAAAAGTCGATATGCACCATTTCTTAACCAAAATAGAACAACCCAAGGTACATTTGGCGATGATACCGAATCTTCCAAAGATCAAAGTTATACTGCAGAACCGTTTAACAATTATTCGATTGGATTAGCACATATATGGCGAAGAACTTCTAATGATAGCACATGGAATCCGGGCGAAGGACGTTACTATCAGGATGTATATGTAAATAATTCTACAGCCCCTAAAACATCGTTAAATGATATTAAATCGGAAGGATCAAACGATAATTCCGGAAATAAATGGGCTACATTAGATTATACAAAATTAAATTTACTTGCATTTCTTCGAACTCCGGGTACTACAATTGCTACTGACTTCCGAAAAGAACTATTAGCAAAAGGCGATGAAAAGAAAGCTTCTAGCAATCTTATTCCTTTAGTAGATAAA